CTGTACGCCGGGATGGACCCTGTTTTGGCTTACCGCCTGTACCGCAAGCTGGCCCCGCTGGTCCCGAAAGAGTCCCGCCCACTCATCGAGCAGGAACGCAAACTCGCTGAAGTGTGTTCGTACATCGAACGCCGTGGGTTCCTCCTCGATGTCGAATACACCAAAGAGTTGTCCGAAACATTCAGGGACACAGAGGAAGCCTACTCATGGAAAGCACGCCAGTTTGGGTGCGAAAACATTTTCTCACCTGAGCAGTTGGCTGACACTTTCCAGTCCAGGGGCCACACGTTCACTGAGTTCACCCCGACAGGGAACCGGAAGGTTGACAAGGTGTTGTTGGAGCGTCTGGTGGCTTCGGGTGACGAGTTCGCCGGGGCGGTGTTTGAGGCTAAGAAGGCTAGGAAGTGGAGGACAACATGGGTGGATGGGTTTTTGGCTGGTGTAGATGCGGGCGGCAGATGCCACGCATCAATCAACCCTTTGAGGGCACGCACAGCGAGGATGTCGATAACCGGGATACCGGCACAAACGCTGCCGGCTGGCGACTGGTTGATCCGGCGCTGCTTCGTTGCTGACGAAGGTCACCTTATAGCGTCGGTGGACTACCAAACCCAAGAGTTGCGGGTGTTAGCCGCACTGTCGGGTGACCAGACGATGATCCGGGCTTTCCAAACCGACCAGGACTTGCACCAGATGACCGCCGATGTTTCGGGGGTGGACCGCAAGATCGGCAAAATGGTGAACTTCGCTTACGTGTACGGCTCGGGGCCAAGGAACATCGCGGAGCAAGCCGACATTGATGTTCTGACCGCCCGGAAGGTCATTGCCGGTTTCGAGTCAAGATATCCCAGGGTTAAGCAGTTGTCTCAACGGTTACAGCGTCAGGCTGTCGCTGACGGGTTTATCACTACCCCGTTTGGGCGCAGGCTTCCGGTGGATAAGGACAAGCCGTATGCGGCTTTGAATTACATGGTGCAGTCATCATCCAGGGATATAACGGCGCAGGGTTTGTTGCGGCTGCACGCAGCCGGGTTCACACCGTATGTGCGGTTGCCTATTCACGATGAGGTTTTGGCTTCTTTGCCGGCGAATAAAGCTGGTTGGGGTGCCGAAAAGATTGGTGAGTTTATGGCTTGCACTTTTAAGGGTGTGCATATCGGCACTGACCCGGAGGTCGGTGGCCGTTCCTGGGGATCGCTTTACGGTTCAGATTATTAGCTTATTCCGCTGCCAGCGGAATCATCGAATTAACGGAACGAAAGGGTTTGACAATGGATGAGCGTGAGTTTTTCGACAAAATGTACCAAATGTGGGCCAATACCACCGGGGCGCAAGACCGGTACTGGGACTACCAAAAAGACGGCAAAGACTACTTCTTCAACATCAATGCTGTGGGTGAGGACGGTGACAATAAGTTCGTGGCCTCATTCCTTTTGGATGAGGATGCTGATTTTGTCACCGCTATCCACGGGTGTTTCCCCGATCTTATCCGCACTGTGCTGGCTGCTTTGGATGAGGCTGACAGGGCTGATTTCGATAAGGACGCACGGGAGTGCCGCATTGCGGAGTTGGAAGCTGAGTTAGCTGAGTTGCGTGCCGATTTGGAAGGGCTAATTGCTGGATGAGCAGACCTGGCTGGGATGACTATTTCATGGGAATAGCTGAGGCGGTATCGGAAAGGAGCGACTGTGAGCGCAGCAAGGTCGGTGCGGTGGTTGTTAAAGACCGCAGGGTGCGGGGCACAGGTTACAACGGAAGCCCTGCTGGTGAACCTGGGTGTTTTGACTGTCCTCGAAGATTATCGAACGTATCTCCGGGTTCTGATTACACCACCGGGGAAGGCCGGTGTGTGGCGGTCCACGCGGAAATGAACGCGCTGTTGTATTGCGACCGGGAGGATTTGGTGGGTGCAACTTTGTATGTGACTCGGGAGCCGTGTTATGCGTGCGATAAGGCTATTCAGGCTGCGGGTGTTCATGGGGTTGTGTGGCCCCAACCGGCGAGCGCTTATTGTATCCGGTGTGGTATTCCGCACGCTGAGGGGAAGTGTGGACGATGACTGACATTGTTGATGGTGGAATGCCTGACAACAGTGGGTTGTCGGACATTGGTTTGCGTGACCGCATCGCCGCCATTGCCGAAGCGCATTACAACGAAGACCTACCTGGGTACACCAAAGACGGATGCTCATGCGGCTACACCGGCCCCTGGCCTCCACATCTGGCCGACGCGGTGATCGCGGAACTCGGGCTGACTCGCGTCACCCGCAGTGAGCGGGTGCCAATCCACCGCTACATCACCGACTGGAAGGCCGACGATGAAACTGACTGAACTGATCCTCCAACTCCACACCGAAATGCTGCAACGCGGCAATGTGGATGTGTGGATCGGCGGCAACAGGGCCAGAGAACCCAAGGTCACCTGGGCTGACAAAACCGACGATCACCCCGCAGGCATCTACCTCAGTTAACGTCTACAACACGTAGCCTGCGATAAATCAGGGTGTACGCTGTGTAGATGCGTGTACTAGGCCGAATCAGACTATCCAGACTCACAGACGAATCCACCTCCGCTGCACGTCAACGGGAACTTATCGAACAATGGGCTGACAGCCACGGGCACGAAGTTGTCGGCTGGGCCGAAGACCTAGATGTCTCCGGTTCAGTCGACCCCTTCGACACCCCCGCGCTAGGTCCGTGGCTCACCCAGGAAAAGCTCCCAGAGTGGGACATCCTGTGCGCCTGGAAGCTGGACCGGATCGGGCGCAGAGCCATCCCATTGAACAAAATGTTTGGGTGGATCATCGAACACAACAAAGTGCTGGTGTGTGTGTCCGACTCCATCGACCTATCCACCTGGGTTGGGCGGCTCGTCGCCTCAGTGATCGCCGGGGTAGCAGAAGGGGAACTGGAAGCCATCCGGGAACGCACCCGCGCCTCCCGCAAGAAACTGTTAGAAACAGGCCGGTGGCCCGGTGGCCCCGTCCCATTCGGGCTGCGCCCAAAAGAACTACCCACTGGTGGGTGGCGGCTCGAACTGCACCCAGACGAAGCACCAGTGATGCGGCAGATCGTCGCAGAAGTATGCGCCGGGGCCGCAATCGACACAGTGGCAAGTAACCGGGACATGCTCCCCACCACCCTGTGGAAAATGCTGACCTCCAAATACCTGATAGGTCACGCCACATACGAAGGGCAAACAGTCAGGGACAGCCAAGGGCAACCCGTGTTGAACGCTGAACCCATTCTGAATTTCGATGAATGGAAACGGTTGCAGGATGCTGTCGAAGCCCGCCGACGCGGCCCACTCAGAACCAGAGACACATCCCCACTGCTGGGTGTAGTGAAATGCTTCATCTGTGACGAAAACCTTTTCCACAAAATTTATCACCGGGACTACGGCAAAAAGCTGTACCGGTACTACCATTGCCGCGTCCCAGGTCATTGCGCCCAGATCGACGCGGACATCGTTGAGGAAATGGTGGAGCAGGCTTTCCTCGAAACAGTTGGCGACAAGAATGTGTTAGAGCGTGTGTATGTTCCCGCTGACAGTCACGACAACGAACTAGAGGACGCTAAACGCGCTGTCGGTGAGATAGCCGCCATGATGGTGTCAATGTCCTCCGACACCGTCCGTAACCAACTACTGGAACAGATGAGCGCGTTGGATTCCCGGATCGTGGTGTTGGAAAGTTTACCCAGGCGGGAAGCCGGGTACGTTTACACCGAAACAGGGTCAACCTTTGAAACGGTGTGGTTGGCTTCAGACATTGAGGAACGCCGCCAACTGTTGTTGAAGTCCGGTATCCGATACCGGATATGTCGCACACCAAACACCCAGGTAATCCAATCTGATCTGTACATCCCGGACGAAATGTTGGACTGGTTAAACGAAAAAAATCCCCCAGCGTGAACTGGGGGATTCTTTTCTAGTCTTTCATTTTGCCGAATCTGCCGTGGCATAGACGGCACTCACCTATTTCCACGTCCTCACGTTTACCGTCAGGGGTGTACAAGGCCAGCGGCATAACCTCGCGGCAGCCACACAAACGCAAACCGGCATCCAACAAATCCTGGGGTGTGACAGCCATCAGACAGCCCTTAGCACAGTCCACCCGGCAAGGGTGCCCTGCTGGTCATTGGACACACTGCCGTCCAAACCAGTCACACGCCAATACAGCGCACCCTGATCGGATACCCGCACCGCGATATTACCGGTGCCGG